CCAAAACTCATATACTTATTGTAGTAATTTTGAGGTCTATCAGGTCTAACCACTATCATCTCTAATGTATGGTTATATGGATGTAAAGGAGGAATCCACCCAGTGTCTACATACCCAACACCATCGCATTCAAGTGCATTAAAACTACTAGCATAAGGAACACCCAAAGCATCTCGTTTCCATGAGCTTGTCTGTAAACCATAATGTAAGTTTTTAGCATTATCTCTCATTGCTTGAGTGAAGTTTGTTATTGGATATGTTCCTGTTATCTGTTTAATAGAGATATTTGATATTTCGTTTTCTGCTAATGTAACTATCCCTTTAGGACTATTAAAATAAAAATGACCCAATGAAGTATTCCCTATTGGCACCACTAAATCAAAATGGCCACTTGCGTGTAGTTGCATTGTCCAATTATTATTATTAGCCCAAAAATATACAGTAGGTATTCCATCAATCTTTACACAGTCAAAAGATATTTTTATGTAGCTATTTGGTAATACTGCAAAGTCTTTAGTTACACCACCAAAATTACTTACACCATCTCCAGTTGAATGATATGTTGTTCCAGTGTGTATTACTGTAGCATTACTATAACTCAAAAGGTTAGTAGTATTAAATTCTACACCCTCGCTATATCCAACTAAATCTCTAACATACCCATCAGTTTCTGTCATAGGTAAATACGAAACTATATTATTAATTTCTGCTTGATTTAGATAGAATGATTTAAGTATATTATTTTCTCTATATAGGAATTTTTCAGGATTTTGCAGTAAGTAATCTTTTTGAGCTTGAGTAAAAATGCCATTATAAAAAATAATTGTTTGGATAGTTCCAATGTTAAAAGTATAATTCCCTGCTAAATGTCCTGCTTCATCATAATTAGATATTCCATCTTTAAAAGTGTAAAGTGTAGCAAAACTTACATTTGCTGTTATTGTGATAGACTGGTCTATACCATTAAACTTAAGCCCTCTGCCAAAAAAACTATTTGCATTATATCTTGGAGACTTTCCACTGTCTCTCAAGTATCTAAAACCATTAGCACCTACAAATGAATAATCAAAACCATAATCAATTAATGGCTTGTTATTTAGATGATGATATATAACCGCTGGATTCATTACGAGATGTCCTGCACCGCAACAGTTGCTGTACCATTTGACAATACTTTTATATAACACGGCGATTTTCCCAAACTGTAACTAATATCATTATTTGAAATGTTATTAAAAACACCGTTTGATACAATAAACTCAACTGGTACTGTAACAAGTGGTACTGTTGCACTATGAATTATTGCTATCGTCTCGCTTGTTCCTTTGAGCTGTATTTGTGCTTCTCCAGCCGATATTTGAGTCCAACCATCTGCTTGTGTGAGTGTTAATAATGCCATTTTTTTATCCTTTGTGTTTTAAATTATCTACCATACTATTAAATCTAGTTTAGCTTGTGCAGTAGCCAACTTTGCTTTAGTTTTTAAGCCTTGAAATTTAACAAAATTTACTTGATTTCTAGTCAAAATAGCACCACTTAACCCTTGAAGTTGTGCAAAAGTCATAGGTATTTGAGCATTAGATTTGTCTACCCAAAAGAACCCAGTCGGTACACTTCCTGCACTTAGTACATATACTATTAAATCTTGACTCTTTTTGTCTGCTTGAAAAGTTGTAGACATATAAGTTATGTCTAGTTCGTTAGCTTTGTTATATGATGTTTTTAATTCTGCTAGTTTCTTAGTTATTAAATGAGCAATATCAATGACCAATACACCATTATTAACTTTCAACTTATCAAAAGGAACTATCTCAAACTGTCTCCATATTGATGATGGAACGGTTATAAATGGCTCAGAAACATCAACACTCTCAGAAAAAACACTTTTTACAGTATTATCTATATTTTTAGTTATTTTTACATTTTTCATTATATTCCCTTATTTATGTTTATATACAGTTATCTCTATTGTTTCAAATGAAGCAAAACCGTTTGATGGCTGCACTTTGAAATACATTCCACCAGGTACTACACAACTAAGAGTCGCTATTTTAGTATTAACATTAACATCATCACCAGACTTTGATACAACTCTTGTCGGAGTATTTGTATTTCCCACGACTATTTCAGCACCATTAACGAATGCACCTGCTAAATTAACTATTAAAGTCAAATCAACATCTGCTTGATAAACTGTGTTATATGATAGTAATTGATTTACATTGTCATAATCAGGTGTTTTTGATGTTCTCGAAATAACTCTATAATTTAACCCACCATCTGATTGTACGATAAGAGTTTCGCCACCAGTAATACTCGAGGAAGGACTTTCGATACCGTTCCCATTTAACACTATAGAAATAGGGGCAACTCCACCATTCTTTAAATAAAATAATGTACCACTTCTAATTGTGTTTATATCAGGTAATGTTATAGTGCTACCAGCATCTAAAATCAATAATGACCCACCATCAGCTTGTACTAACTTGTGAGCAATTCCAAAACCACTTCTTTGTATATTTAAATTTCCATTATATGATATTAACTGATATAATGTAATTGCTTCATCTGTTAGTGTAGCATTTGCTACCTTGAATGTTTGTGTAGCAAGTCCACCAAGTAATGCTTTCTCTGCATCAAGATACTCAAACCATTTGTACTGAGTATGCCACATATAATTATGGTATTGAAAAGGTGGTTTTTGTGGTATTCCATTCGCATCGACTTGCCATCCGTCACTTTGGTTAGTTGCTTGAGGCTCGACGATATTTGTTCCATTTATATCCCAAACTGGTAACTTTGAGGGTTTTACTATTGCCATTAAACAATCCTTTTTATAAAATTATAGCTATAAAATAGCTGCGAAGTTTGCACCATTAGATAATAAGTTTAAATTTCCAAAAGTTCCAGCCGTTTTATCTTCAAAAAAACCGAATCCTTTATCTCTTACATTCATTGAGTAGAGAACATTTACCCCAAAAACTGTATTAATCTTTTTTATTATTTCTATCTCATAGCTTTTTAAAATTCTGTTTATATAGTAAATGGGGATTAAAAAATTCCCACCATAATATTTAACTTCTGTTTGTAATATTAGATTTAAAATTTTAAGGGTACTGTCTACTGTAAAATTAGATGTATTTTGTAAAATCTTTGTTTTGATGATAAATCTATAAATATCATCATTTATTTTATTTACTGGCATAGGGGTTAGAGTATCGAAAAATGCTCCAGTTGTTGCATTGTTCGCATCTCCAAAAGTACCACTTAAAACATCTTCTAAAAAGCCGAAGGTGCTATCTTGATTTGCTATAGTGTAGGGTCGTGCAATTCCTACAATATCGCCTATACCGTCAAGTTGAACACCTTGTGCCGTTTCTAAATCTCTTTTGTTTAATAAGTCGCTTAATCCCTCATCTAAAGAAATATCTACAAAGCTATTTAATAGTGCGCTAAAAACTGGTTTATTTTTAAACTGAGTAACAAGCCTATCATGAGCATTATAATTTATCATAGAACGACCACCGATATATTGGTGTCAATATATTGAGATACCTCTAAACTTGTTATTGGAATATTTGTACTTAATGCAGGGTTTGAAGTTTTGCCTATTTTTATATCAATAGAAATAATTCCGTTAGTTTGATTTATTGGTGTATAAAATTTTGAGGTTATAACATCATCGCCGAGTTTAAAATTACTATTTCCAAAGGATGCAATATCTTTTTTTATTTGAATATCACTACCAATTAAGTAACTAGTATCTGTTGTGATAGTAATAATAAAAAAGATAGGTGTTAAAGTAGGACGACCAAAAAATACATTTTGTAGATTATTAGAAGCATCAATAACTGGAATAGTGACGGCACCAAAAGAATTTATACCTTGAGGTGTATTGTTCCATATTGCTTGACCTATTTCACTATCTATACCACCCTCGACAACCGTTAAAAATCTATGAGGGGGTACACCGTTGCTATCTGTAACATCTGTTTTATTATCAACGACAACAACACTAATTACACCATTCAATAATAATAATTGAGCGATTAAAGAGTCTTTTATATTTTGAGCATTTCGACCAACTATTCTGTCTCTTCTTATTCTTAAGTTTTTATCAGTTTCTAAAGTCTGACCAATAAGCACATCATTAGTATTTGATGCACTATTCCAACCGTTTATCGGAGTTTGAATATTTGTGAGAGTTCCTGCAAGTCCTAATATCTCGCCATATTTTACACTTGTAACTGCTGTATTTGTAACCCCAGTAATAGTAGTATCATAATCAACTGTAAAACTCTCATTAGTGTCGCTTGTATTAATTATGCTCCCTGCTGTGACGACCGTTCCGTCTACACCAACGAGTTGTACATAACCTTGTGATTGTTTTGCCTTGAGTCGTGGTATGCCGTTTAATGCCACTAAGTTATCAAGACTTATTCCTGTCGCACTTTGTGGATAAAATGAAAAATAAACTTGTTCCATAACTTCCCATTCAATAGACTCTCTTTCTGCTACAATTCCCACAATTTGACCCAATACAGACTGAGGTATAAGATTTACATTTTCACTTAATGATGCTTTTAAACTTGCTTCAATTTCTGCTTTAATATCAATAAGTCTTTTTTTCTTAAACCCTTGTGATGTTACTCCATACGCCATTTTTTAAACCTTTATTTTTATAGTTTTTGTAATTATTAAATTATCAGCTTTAGCACTAAAATCTACTTTTAAAATTCTGTTAGTAAAAGTTAGATTTAAACTTGTTAATTCAGTTATGCCATTGCTTGATAATATCTCATTTACAAATAACGCTTTGACTGCATCAAGATTAGCATTTTTTTTGAGTATTTCTTCAATATAAGGAATGCCCTCTAAAATATTCAAAAACCATTCCCCTATGAAAAATTGTAAGCGAATTTCTAACTCTTGTATTACATCTTCTGCATCAGTCGTGAGTGTAGCACTTCCACCAACTAAGTCTATATCATTGTTACTATTTAGTTTTATATCTCTCATAATCTAATCCCATCAATAATGGATTTTAATGCCGTAAAACTTGCTTGTGTATCTATAGCATAAGTTCCTGCACTACTTCCTTTTGTTATCGTTACTGTTGTACTTCCAAGTGTCCCAAGTGCATCGCTTAGAGTTTTAAGCACTTTTTTACCATCTTTTTCAAGTTCAATTTTACCACTTTTAGAGAGTGTTATTTTGCCGTTACCACTTTCCGTTCTTATTTCTAAGTTATCTGAGAATGAAGATATAGTTTTTCTGTCATTGTGAAGAGTTGGGAAAAACACTGCATCACTAACTGAATGAGTCCGTGCATCTTCAGGTACTTGCTCTGCACCATTCACTAACCATTCATCAAGGCTACGCTCTGCGAATATAAGTAAACCACTGTCGCCACTGTTTAAAGGGAATGTTAAAGAGAACCCACCACCTTTTAAATATTGAATAGGCACATCTATAAGAGGTGGATATAATTCCTCTGTACCATCAGTAAAAAGTCTTTTTTGTACAATTTGAATATCTGCTACTTGTTTATTCTTGTTAAATGATATTATTTTAGCAGGTAGAGCAGTATGTACCTCTTTGAGTTTTGTATCAATTGCTAGATTTATAGTCTCCTCTAAAATATGATTATGCAAGATACATTCCTATTAATTCACTTTTCCACTCGCCGTCTCTACTATCTCCACTATGCGATATGGAATTAATTCTATAAAGTGCATTATTAGAATATTTTTTTACCTTTCTGAACATCAAATTACCAACATTTAAAGTCGATGATATACTGTCTATTTTAAAAGCATGACCGAGCTTAAAAGAGTGATTTAGTAGTGTAGTAGCATTCATTCCTATTTCTGTTTGTTCTGGACTTCCGAGCATCCCCGTATTTTGAGATATTAAAAAAGGGTTTCCCATATTCAAAGCTTTATTTTTTGCCACTGTAGAGATTACCCCATCGTCCACGGCATAATCAAAGCCACATGTGTCACTAATTTTATCAAGAAATTCCTTAACACCACCACTTAAGATGATCGCCTTTAATATGCTTATCTTTTTATATGTACAGTTTTTTATCCCCTCTGTTAATCCCTTGCTAACACCATGAAGACTGTCTATAAGTGTGTTAAAAATCGTTTCAGTTGTTGCCCCTGCCTTAAGTGTCTTGTTGATTTTTGATGAAGTAAGAGCTTTGTGTGCATCCCCTGCATATATTTCAAAAATAAAATCAGGCTTTTTGTAAGTGCTGTTTATATTTATAACTTCACCCTTAAAAATCAAGCCAATATTATTTTCATACCCTGCATAAAGTTCTATTTTATCGCCTTGTTTTAAAAGCTTTTTTACATTTTCAGGGGCATTATATATTTTTATATTTGCTAAGTTTGGAAAGCCTACTAAAGATTTATCTATTTTAAAATTAATGCGATATTCTGATAATTCTGTACCTGCTAATTTTAGTTTATATTTTCTTAAAAAATACATTTAGATAACCTGCAAAGTGTAGTTAATAAGTGTGTCTCTCGTGGGGTCTTCTTGTGTGCTTAATAATCCAAAGCCTAATCCATACTGCTTTAAAATATCAATACCACTGACAATTCTAATCCCATAAATAAAAATATTATTATCGTTTATATCTAATATCCATTCATCGGTTATTGTATTGTAAGAAACTTCAAAAAAGTATAATTTTCCGTATATCGTCGTACTAAATTTCTGTGAGCTGTCATTTGTGAATGTAATCATACTAAGCCTCTATCTGTTGTTGGTGTAGATTTGTCTGCCACTTTTTTATCTTTAAATTGCTTTTTTTTCACTGCTTTACTTGCAACTGTTGGAACTTCTTGAAGAGTAACAGAGAAGCTTAAAATGTTAAAAGTGTCTTTATCTTGTGTATAATTTAACGATTTTATAGCAATGTTATCATACTTTTTTAAGTTGTTCTGATATGTAAAAGGTTTTCTATCTGCTTGTAGTTTTAAGAGTTCGTTCCAAGCTTTAACTGATGGTTTTTCGTGTTCATTCCCTTTTACAAAGTCTTTTATTTTGTTAAATGTTTCAGTGTACGAGAGTGGGGTATCGCTAATAATAGCTTCAAGTTTGAATGTTAAAGGCTGTATAACGATATTATCAGATATATCAACACCTTGCTCTACTGGATTAGTCGTAATTTCTGCTTCTGCTGTTACACTCTCCGAAATGAGAGCATCAAAAGTTATTACACCGATACTAGATTTTTTTTGGATAAATAGTGATACTAAACTCATCTTGCGATTGCTCCTCTTAGATTATTTTGTGCTTTTTTGTTCGTGCTTTTGAACCATGTATCAAGTTGAGATGATATATCCGCTCCTATCGTTTTCCCATCTCCATTCCCACCATTAACTGTAATATTTGCATGAAAGTTCATTGGTGCCGTTGTTGTGCTGTTGTTAGTCGTAAATGCTCTTGTTTGCACTGGCACCATTTGTGGAGTAGTAAAGCCACCTGTTGAGGGATTTAAGAAGTTTTTAAGTGCATTAAAAAAACTATCTTCACCACCCGTTGAGGGGTTTAAAAAGTTTCTGTTATCTTGAGTCTCTTTGACATCAGTCGGATTTAAAAGATAGTTTTTTACAGAGTCTTTAATATCTTTTGCATCTTCTCCGACTGCATCATAGCCACCGTCTAAAGGGTTTTTTATTTCAAGGTCTGAGCCTGTTACCTTATTAATTAGTTTTAATACTGCATTAAGTGGTGCTATCATAAAATCAAAAATATGTTTGCCGATTGATTTTATGTATATTCCTAGTCCGTCTAAAGCATCGCCACCTTTTGTAAATATTAATGTCCATCCATCAGCCACTTGTTTCAATATTTGTCTTAATGCTTCAAGTGCTTTTTTTAAGAACTCATGCTTTTTTGCTAAGTCTCCTATCGCACTATCTGAACCATTATAATATGAAATTAAATCTTCGAGTAATAGCCCAACTGCTACACCAATTGCGATTAATGTAATCGGCAAAATTAGAGCTTTTGCATTTAAAACAAGGAGGGCAGAGCCAACTACTTTTATTGTTTTTTCCCATCCACCAAAGGCTCGTGCGATGCTATTTATTGCACTTGATACCCTTTTTATAACAGCCCAAACACCCCCTAGAACTTTATTCATATTCTCTAAAAACTTCGTGATATTCTGTTGTATGATTTTTTTATTATTTATAAACCATACTTTAAATTGTGTCATTAGCTTAGTGATTATAGGCATTGACTTCGTGGCTATCTGACTTGTTAAGCCTTTCATAACTTTATGAACTTTTAGAAGTGCATCGTTAAAATCAGCCGCGTTTTTTGTGTCTTCAGGACTTAATAAAAAGCCTAGTTTTTTAGCCTCTTCTCTCTGCTTATTTAATTCTTTTGCACCTTGATTTAAAGTCAATAATAGCTTATTTGATACACCTAAATTTTGTAAAAATTCTAACTTTTCAGATTGTGAACTCAATTTGGAGATTTTATCAGATAGTTCACTCATTAAAGAAGTTGAGCTTTTTACATTTCCATTTGCATCATTAACAGATATTCCGAGTAGTCCAAATGTTTCAACACCTGCACCAATACCTCGAGAGGCTTGTGATGCTACTCTTCCAAGATTTTCTAATGAAGACGACATATCAGAAGATGATGCACCACCAAGTTCTGCCGCATACTGAAACGATTGTAATTCTGCTGTTGTAATTCCAAGTGTTTCGGCTTGTTTTCCTAAAATATCGTTTTGCTCTGCCATCGCTTCGGTAGATTTAAGCATAGCAACGGCATAACCACCTGCTACAACTGCTAAACCACTTAAAAGTTTTTTAGCATTTTGCATTCCACTATCAAACTTTTTAAGATTTGTATCATCGAATTTAAAACCAAGTTTCGCGATTAATTCTTCAACTATCATGTTATTCCCTATTTGCTAGATATTCTGCTTCTGCTTGTAAGCTTATCATTTCATTAAACAGATACACATCATATAAATCATAAGTTCCGTCATTCACTTCTGCCCAAGTACAAAAACCTTTCGCTATCGCTTGCCATACAAATAAATCTATATTTAGCTCTCTTTTGTCTACTTCACCGTGAGGGAGGGCAAACTCGACACTTTTGAGAGTATAGACTTTCCCACGTTTAGCTTAATAACCTCAAACGCTAATAGATATACATCCATCGGCTCATCTTTTAAATGAACATCTGGAATAAGCTTGACCTTTACCTCTTCATCATCTGCACTTCCAAACACAAACACATTTTTAGATAAAGTAAATTTAATAAGTTCATAAACTTCTTTTTCGTCTGTACTTTCAATAATTTCAGAAATAACATTAAAAATCTTATCAGTACCCAACTGCTTGAGATTTGATAAATCAAGCTTATTGAGTGCTTTTAATATGCCACTTCCTAAGATTTTAACGACTTTCATTTGTAATTTAATAGCTTCCATCACCGTTAGTTTTTCAATACCGAATGTTTTATCTGAGAGAGTTATCTTGTGCATAAATATCCTTTTTGTTAAATAACTACTGGAATAAGAATATCCCCATCGAACTCGATACTATAAGGGTTTTGGTTTTGCCCTCTTACGATTTCAGGTTGTTTTTTAATCCATGCGCTTTTAATACTAAAGCTTTCACCAGTCTCTAAGTCTGTAATAAGCATTGGTAAAGCACCTGCACCTGTCGCCTTATCTGCTAAGTATAGATTCTGGAGAATTGGAACACTTGATGAAGTTTGTAACAGTTTAATAGTAACCGTTACACTCTCATCATTTAGCATTGCACGAGTTACCTCGCCCTTTGCACCTACAATTTTACCAAATCCGTCACTTGCAGGAACGACTGATACAACATCATCACCATCAGCAAAGCCTTTAAGCTCTGCAACTCCAAAGATTACATTTACATTTTTAAAACTATATGTTTTCATATTTTCTCCTTAAACTCTTACTTTACCACGGACAACTACGCCGACAATAGCACCTGCTAAGTCTGCCGTAAAGTCCACATTTCTTAACATTCTGCTATCTCTATCAGCGATAGATGTACTACTTCGTTTTGGTACACTCGTAACAATACTTTTATCAACTAAGATGTTAGTTGCTACTCCAAACTTTTCAAGTGTATCCACTAGTCGAGTTTGCACCATTGCGATTCCTGCATTTGTATAGGGTACTTTTTCGCCACTGTTTGCTTTTTCAAGTAAAAGAGATAACATTTTTTCAGTAGTACGAGCAGTTAAAAAATCGATAGAGCGAATAATATCAAACCATTCTCCCTCTCTATTTAAATTTCTGCCACCAGTCATAGTACCCGGATAAATAAATTCAGCACCGATTGAAGATACTACAGTATTACCATTTTTAGAGAATAATGTATCTTTCTGAGCTTCAGTAAGTTTCGCAGGTCTGATATAAACTGCTCCTGCCGTTGCATCTGCTAACTTGTGATAAGCTACTTGTGAACTGCCCGGCTGTAACGGTAAATATTTACCCATAATCGCCCATGTTGGATACAGTGTAATATCATCATGGTATACGACCATAGTTCTTTTATAGCCACTCGTTCCTTGACTTTTTAAAATAGCAAGTAAAGATGTTGTTTCACCAAGCACTAAGCTATTTGCATCGCTATTATCTAAAATCATAACTTTTGGTAAAGCTTCGATATAAGTCGCTAGTGTTGTCAAATCTGCCGTTGCCGTTCTAATTGATGCCGTGATACCTAGAGCATACCAATTATCCTGTACTGCACGAATTGCATCAAGTGCTACTGTAATAGTTTCAGGTGTTACATTGTTTTTATCCCAACATCCGATATATAATTTCGTTGGAAAATTTTTGTTATTATGGTCTTGCTTGAAAAATGCTCTTGAAGCTTCATACTCATCAGTACCTTTTATAAAATCAGTTTCGACTGCCGATAATGATAAATACTCTTTCACTCTTGTTGTAGTTGTAATCACTGTTACATTATCAGTAAGTAAAAGTGGAACTCCAAAACCTGCTGAGGTTGTCAATGCAGTTTCTTTTGTTATGCTAACATCTATAAATCTTTTTACACCTTGTGGCATAATATCTCCTTGTTAAATTGAATAATTTTGACCGATACCATTCCCTGAAATATGCTCGATTGTCTCGACTGTTTCAGTATTGCTATCAGTTACATAAAAAAAGAAATCGCATTGTAATCGCTCTTCCCAACTATTGTTAATCGCTTGGCTCAAATCTCTTGATGCCGATTGATTAATAATTCCTATACTTTTTGAGCTAAAAAACTCTGTAATCCATACCTCGTCGGTACTGTTTGATAATCTTGATAATATATTAAATGTTTCACCACGATATATATCTATACTTAACATTAGTTCAAATATACTGCTATGATTCACATCAACTAAGTTATTTGGAATTGCCGTATATTTACTTTCACTTTCTCCTATCTTACGAATGTTTAAAATGTTAATAGCTACATATTGACCTTGAGGTCGTGGTGCTGTTGTATTTAGATTAATTACATGATTATTGTCTAACCCTGTAACAGTTCTAACCCACTCCTTAAAGTAGTTTGATAAAACTTTTTTATCCATTTTCTCTCACCGCAATAGCCTTAAAATACCCACCGTTATAGAGACGATTAAAAACATTTATAATCTTATAAAGTTCCCCCTGATAAATAATTTTATCAGCACTTGTTGACTTTATAACATCAGCAGTCTTTAAAATGCTTTTAGTATGTATCTTCACAAGTCTTTTAGTCCGTTCGCCCTCTGCCAATGTTAGCAACTCGTTAGAGCTTAATGATTGTACCACTGCTTGAATAGTTGAAGTTATCGGTATTCCTGCGATATAATCACCGTTAATATCTCTACTCCCTGTTGTTGCACTCTCTAAGATAATATCTTCATAAAACTCTTCAAGTGCATCTGTAACAACTATCATTTTCTTCTCACTTCATAAGTTATATTTTGTCTCATTTGACCAGTTATTCCAATTAACGGAGTTGAAGAACCTTTAGCCTTAATAGTGCTTTCTGCATTAGGAGCCCAGTCGTTATCTTGAAAACTTGCTTTCATTTTGTCACTCATTAAAATTCCGAGCAATGATAAACTTTTTTCACTTGTTGTTTTTAATTCAAAAATCTTTTTAGCTTCCATTTTTGCTAATTTAAAAAAGTCATCTTTTCCATTTATCACTGGAACTCTTATAAAGCTACGAGCAGGTATATATTCAGTTCCAAACTCATTTTTTACACCTCTTTCGATTATAGAAGTGTCGGCTTTTCCTTTCGGTAATCCTGCCACTACTTCTTGATTTTTAAGAAGTTTTTTAAGAGCTTTTCCATAATCGCCCTTGTGAATTATCTCAAACACTTAACACATTCCCTAAGCCTACTTGAGAGAGTAGACTTAAATATCTTTGACCGTAAATAGTAGATAAAAAATAGTCTTCGAATGTAGTGCCTTGAGGAGTTGTATAACTTACAGATACACCTTCAACACTTTTTGATGCTACTTGATTAACTGCACCACTCTTTCCACTATTGCCTTTTAAAGCTAAAGTGAGATAATGAGCAGATAAAAAAGCTACACCAACATTGAAAAGCTGTCCCCATTTTTGCTCGGTAACCATTATTCCTGCATCTTGAATATAAATATCGATTGTTACATCTGAAGTATTTACAAATTCAGGGAAACGATTTTTAAATTCAATAGCAGTCATTTGTTACTTCACTTTAGGTGTTGCTACTTTTTCAAGTTGCTTTTCTTTAATAAGTGCCAGTACACTCTCATTTTTTTCAATACCAGTAATCTCTAAAGATTTAGTCGGTAAAACTGTAAATGTGCCTTTATCTGTCGCAATGTGAATAACTCTTGATGAAATGTTTTTAACTGTCATAATTTTTCCTTTTTAAATTAGATACCATCTGCATATAAAGCAGACATTGGATAACGAAACTCAACACCACCGACTGAAAAATCGCCAGGTACTTGAAAACCTAAACCTTTCTCTTGTGGAGCTTTGAACGATAAAAGCTTAGGCAAATGTAAGATAACTTTGTCACTGTCATTAGTGTATGCCATAGCTCTATCTGCACCACTAACACCTGCACCAGTCAATTCATTAATAGGCACGATTTTATCAATAGAAGAGATATATGGTGAGTTATTCACGATATATTGAGCAATAGTCGTATCACTGTTTGCACTTCTCGGAGTTCCCATAATGTATGACCATTGTTTTGGTGGTAAAGCTAACGTATCAGCTCTTTCAGCCATTTTAGTGCTTTCAAAAATTGTAGAGAAAATTGTGTTTACATCTTTTAAAATTTCATCAGGAGTTTTTGATGCCCACGGTGTTGTTGTACTTGCACCAGTTAAAACTGTCGTTAAAGGTACATTTGAATTATCTAAAAATCCCGGAAGACCTTTTTCAACATTTCCAGTCATTGCTGTTTTTTGTACAAGTGTTTCATATCCACGTCGTGCGATAGTTGCTTTTAAAACAGATAAATTTCTGTTAAGTTGTTGAGCTTGTTCCATCTCTCTTAATGAATACTCGTAACCAATAGCACCATATTCAACTGGAATAGTTACTTTATTAGTAGAAATATCTGCAATAGGAACATCAAGAGCATCACTACCGACAAACTTCGCCATCGCCGCTCCATCCACGTAAAAGTAAGTGATACTATCTGCAAACTCTCCTGCTTCGTTAGAGACTGGAATTATTTTTGAATAGTTAATCTCTTCATACTTTTTCTCAAAAACTTTGTTCTCAACATAAGAGAGCTGTGATACTAAAAATGCAAGTCCTGCATCCATTGTCATTGGTTTCATTTTGTTTCCTTATCTTAATTTAATAACGGCAATTTGACCTGCTGTTGCTGTTGTTTCCCAAGTTGCATTTGGAACGACATCTGTTTGACCTGCCACTGCTACACTTGTAAAACCACCAAGCTTCCCAGTTCCTGCAACATATCTAAAGTTTACCGTGTTTCCTGCGATACATCCATCTTCACAAATAGCATAAACTTTTCCAAAGTCTATAACATTAGCACTCTGATCAACTTGATAGTTTTGAATATTTGCACCATCCGCAACACCTGCTAAAGTTCTAAGTGTAATACCTACGAACTTTCCACCTGTTGCTGTTGCTAGAGTTCCACCATTGTCTCCAGTGCCTCGAACTACTGCTAGACCGTTTCCAAGAACTACATTTGCATTCTTTGTCGTGATATTATGTAGCTCTTCGTCTACTAATTGACCTTCAAACCCTGCATCAGGATTGAGTTGATAATTTGTCTGTACTGGCATTTTATTTTTCTCCTAAAATTTGTTTATGGTATGCTTGTGTAGCACTGTCTCTTGTAACTTGTCTATCTCCACCTCTTGAAGTAGGCAAACCATCATTCACATTTTTTTTGTTTGCTACGATAATATCGTAAGAGGCATCAATATACTCTGGTGTTTTTCCATCAGCTGTAAAGCCATCACCCATGTATTTAGCAACTACTGCAAGTTTTAATGCTTGTGTATCTTGTGCCATATCAGCATCACCTATAAAAGAAGATGCAAAAGCTACAACTTGTGCTTTTTCTGCTACGAGTGCATTAATTGAGTCTTTACTCATCTTTGAAGCTTCCAAAGTATCAATTTTTGCTTTTAATACTTCTACCTCTTTTTTAGCATTAGCGAGTTCATCATCTTTTGAAGTTTCACCTTCTTTTAAACTAGAGTTTTCCTCTGCGATTCCGTCATAAGCTAATTTAACTTTTTCAGGAACTTCAAAAGTATCTCCGTCAATAACAATTTTTTTCATATTTTCCTCCGTTTTAATATAAGAATGCAAAATTTTAGCACGATTATCAAGGCTTAGTTTGCACTCTCCACCACATCTGCCTTTATCAACGACTGCAACATGATTAACTTTGATATTAGTTTGTATAAAATCATGCCCATGCCTTGTATCTTCTTTTAAATCGTTTGTGTATCCTACCGATAACTCTACCTTTCCGTCTTGTATTTTTTTAATGAGTGCTTTGTCTTTAATAGTTGCCGTTGCACTTATAAAGTGTTCTCCGTCTTTTTCAAAAGTAGTTATATTACTCAATGAGCCTTTATCAAGTGTTCTAATATTATCAGTTGTGACTGCTTCTGTTGGATGATCGTCTGTGACGGTTGCATTAATAAAAGTGTCTAAGCTGTCTTTGTTTAGAACTTCATCTTTAGGTCTAAACACTGAATACTTTTTCATTGGTTCTAAACTATCATCAATTTCAAAGCCGTAATAGTCTTGAACTCCAGTCCGTGCTAATACTCCAGTAAGTGTTAAAAACCCACTTGTTCCATCTATCTTTTGCTTAAAAGTTTCATTGTTAAAATCTAACATTAGTTTATTTTTCATTGTTAATCCCTTGAATTATATTTATTGCTACACATCTGCAATTAAAATCACTACCCGGATAAATCACTTTACCACCACATTTTGCACCTTTATCCCATGCAAATACCTCTCCATCAAGTTTATAGTGTGAGCATTTTGCATTTGGATATAAGCCTGCTGGATTACCTCTCACTCTCTCATCTCTTGCCGTCTGCCAAATAAATTCTTTAAGCCCTACTTTTTCACTTCGTTTTTTCACAAGTGCGGCATTTATATTCTCAACTTCATTTCTTGCTATAAACTTAGTACGATTTGATAATTTTCCAAACACACTCGAGATATTTTTTATCCCATTTATTTTTTTAGCAATACTCGAATAGGTTGCACCATTTGAAACACCTTGATAGATTTCTGCTTCTATCTGTTTAAAAAAATCATCGGGTATGGATTTAACTAGAGATACATTTTTATTAATTTGCATACTTACAAAGTCCTCTAAGTTTTCATTTTTAAGTATCTGCTCTAAATCTACACCTATTGCACTATTAACATTATTAATAAATTTGCTTTTTTGTATTTTGTTTAAAGAGTTTACTATATTTGTAATATCGTTAAAATATGATTTTGTTATGTTTGAATATTTTAGCTTTAGCATTGATAAAGTAGTTTCTAATTCATCAGACAAACTATCTTTAATCAGTGCTTTATCTCTATTTAAAAGAGGCATCACTTGTTCTCTAATATCTTTTTTTAAACTATTTGCTAACTTGTTGATGATAGATTTATATTTATTTTCAATAGTACGACTTGCTTTTTGAGGTCGTACCTTTTTGTTATTCTTCGGCTTCGGTAACATCATTCAACTCGTAATAATCGCCAAGTGTGCTTCTAACTTCATCATCTTCTAATACACCATTGTTAAGATATAAATTATCAACTTGTGCATTTATGAGTCTAATATCTGCATTTTCTTTATCTGATTTTTGCCATAAACTAGCCCAATTATATTCTACTTCTTGCACCTTTCCAAATATTGAAGCCGTCATTAAGTCATCAAAAAACTTTAACTTAGGAGAATACTTACTCTCTTGTATAGTCGATAAATTATCGTAATAGTTTCTTAAATCGCTTTCACCTGTTGAGTTTAATCCACTCGGTGCGATACCTAAAAGTTTTGTAACTGGAATATGACTTGCCCCACTTACTTTTTGAAGCATTTTATCATCAATATCTGCTAACCCTGCAAAAGTATTTCCATTCTTTATAAAATCATCATCTGCATCTAATACAACACCATTTACCGTGCTTTTCAAGTCGTGAGCCATTTGTATTCTCTTAACGACTAAAGCATCTTGACCGTTAGCCACGAGCTGGTTAAGACCTTTTATTTTATAGACATCAATATTACTCTCATATAATAACCCATTTATAAGTTGTGTTGAAGTTTGTGAGTTTTCTATCGGTGCAAATAGTTTTTCATAAATTGAATTACCCCAGTAGTTGTTTCGAGTGTGTTCCTCTATTGTACTTTCTTCGCCATCAAAACGAACGACACGAGTATAGTGGACTTTTTCGCCACCCCTTGCTACTGTGTAGTATTCTGATTCTCCGTATCTTTCGCTTAAAATGTTAGTGTTTGGAGCATCTGAAATTAAATTATATCTATCAAGTGCAACAAGTCTTTTGATGCCGTTTATACTCAAAGCATTTATATTCAAAGGTTTATCAAGTGTATCATCATCAGAAACGATTATAATTGCCGCACCTCCAAAAACTTTCGCCCACTTCTCAGCTTTTTCAAAAGTTTTCCTAAGGTTTAGTCGCTTTTCTTCTTTGTATATCTCTTCAGCATTGTTTGATGTAATTTCTCTCCAATTTCGCAAGGAGTCTTCTACTGGAACATCTACTACACTATTTGCTAACCAGTTTGTGGAATACAAAGTGCTTAATTCTACATTGTTAAAAATCTTACTTCGTGTGTATCTTGAATGACCTTGAGCATCTTTAGCAGTGCCTAAGCCTTTTTGAATATTTACAAAGCCGTCGAGTGATAATTTTTTCTTGTGAGGGTGAGCCATAAAATCCCTTTTTAGAAATTATAGCTATTTTAAGGGGGTATAGTTTGCGATTTAACCTTTTGAATTTTTTTTAATTTGCTTACACCTGTTAGAGCAATACTTACTTTTACCAGTTCCTATAAAAGGAGTGTTACAGATTTCACAAATCTTTTTAAACTTATTTTTACTCCCAAGAGGATTATTAAAATCCCTTTCGTTAAAAATATCTCCTAGTTGCCGAGTGTAATTTGGTAAAAGTAAACTATCTTCTTTTGTTTTTTTCCAAAATTCAGGACTAATATCTACTATTAAACAAAAATATTCTTTATCACTTTCGGCTTTTGTAAATCTACAAGCGATAATTTTATTTTCTATACTTTGGAATAAAGGTTTCTTTTTAATATTTTCTATAATACTCACAGTTATCTGACTGCAAGTAGCTGTTTTTTTCAAATAGTCTATATTCCAATCAATTTTCATGATAGTGTGCCGATAACTAAATCTTCATCAAGATTTTTAAAATCACCTTGAAGATTTTCCATAGCTTCGTCATAAGTATAGTAATTACATTCATTATCTCTTCCTATTAATTCTTTAATTACAAAATCTCTATCATCATCAACATAACTAACACCACTGTTACCACATGAAGACCTATAAGCAGTTTTACCATTATTTAAAATAGCAATTATCTCTTCATCCATATCGCTATCTTGATAGTCTTCATCAATTTCAAACATATACTCTTTGTATTGTTCTAAATTTTCAAAAGTATCTAAATATTCATTTTCATCTAATAACTCCTCTAAAACTTTATACCAATAACAAGATATAATTCTGCCGTTCATTTTAGCACTTACGAATAAGTTTTCATCTTTTTTCCAAGTAAAACTTTTTAATTCTATAATTGCTAATCTTCTTTCTTCTTCACCAATAAAACCTCTTTGTAAACCGTAACTCATAATAAATCCTTTTTTATTCTTAAGATGCCGTATTATAACACTATATTGTTAAAGTGTCAAGTGTTTTGATGATGAATTTCTAAATTTCTGCAATTATTTAAGTATTAATCTGTTATAATTTTATTATCACTGCACTTGTTATAGCTAGCAGGTGTTTTGATATTATTACTCATTCTCTCTTTAGACAAAAAAAATACATAGATGCATTCTCTGGCATACTATGTATTTTAATCAGCCATCATAGCATCATATAAGTTATTTCCCTCTCCTTGATAAAAACTCATTATAAAACTGTCGGCAATATTTGGCGATTTAATCCCTCTTTTTGATAAGTCTTTTTTACTTTCAACTTTTAATTGCCCGTTTGCTGTGTAATCTTTTTTAGGTGTTGATAATTCTGTAATAAGTGACTCTAAAAAGTTCACGGAACTATCTATGCTTATAACCTCATCAGCATCATAATCATTAATGCCCTCTACCATCTCGTAAGTATTCCTAAATCTATCGGCTACAATTTGCCACATCTGAGCCTTTACATTTGAGAATGCTTCGTTATTCGTGATATTTATTTTATAATCATCTGTAGGGTTTAAAATCTTCCCACCTGCATTAAATTTATGAAACTGCACTCTTTTTGTTAAACTTGCATCGTTCAGTTCTTTAAATTTACTTCCTGCCCCTGCTCCAACACCGATACTATCATAGTTAATTATTGCATTTTCTTCTCGAGCTTTGTTGAATACTTTAGTAAAAGATAATTGTAGCTCGTCCTCTTTGCCCTGCCATTCTTCAATATTCGTGACTATATGAGCATGTCGTAACACTGTAGCGTTCTTATCATCTCCACTATCTGCAACATCAAAGCCTAAGTATTTTTTGCCTAGTGGCTCTTTGAAGTGTTCAAAATGGAAGTCTATACTTGCATTAATCCATTTTCTTTTAATTATTGCATCATCATCATTTGACTTTGGTTCGCCTTGATAAATATGATTAAAATCTTCAATATCTAAAGTCTTCTTATCTTCTTCAATTAATGCTTTTGCACTATTTGTTAGAAATGGATTATCTTCATAATTGATTTTTCTTTTTAGCACATTATCGTGATTTTTTACAACAAACTGATCATATATGTAATCAGTTGCATATCGTGGATTAAATACAAGTAAGCAAGTTGAGTTCTCCTCTCTTAGAATTGTAGGACGGATTAAATCCCATTGCTCTTTTGTAATATTTTCTGCTTCCTCTATCCAAGTGAATGCAATATTATCAAGTCCTTTTATCTCATCAATATTTCTCTGAATACCCATAAAGATAAACTCGCTACCTGTTACTGATTTAATGCTTTTATCGGTAATTGTAAATTTATCTTTTAATCTGTCGTCTTCTTGTATAGTTCTTTTTAGTGTTGAGTAAACACTTTCGCTTATTTTATTTTGAAATCTTCTTAAACAAGCTACACGGATTTTATAAGTAGATGCTAAATAGGCTAATACTCCTGCCGTGTCCATTGTTTTCGATGATAGTCTTCCACCGTATAACACCTTGACTTGTTTTTGTGTTTTCCAAAAATCTCGTAAATTTGGATTAAGTTTCATAAAAATCTCCTATGCTTTTAATATTTGTTTCATTGTTTACTTGAGTGTTTACATTTATTTGAGAATTCGAGTGCCTTTGATTTACACCTATTGTTATTGATGCTTTATCTACTGCATCAGCTAACTTTTTATAGTCGTCTGCTTGTAAGTCATATTCTACAACTTCTGCACTGCTATTACTCCCCTCGCTTTCTGTCACTATCTTTTGTGCCTTGCCTTGCTGTAGATGATTTTTCATCTTGTCAAGCAAAAGATTAGAAATTTCATCTATTTTTAATCTCTCTTTAATTACTCTTTCCACTGCATTTAATTCTAAGTGATTTTTAAGTGTTTTTTTTGCACTTTCTGCAACTACACAAATCTCAACAATATCGCTGTTTTCTTGCTGTATCCCATCAAGAATTTTCTGTGCTGTGTTCTTATCAATTTTATAGTGTTTTGCAACAGCATAATACGATTTAAATCTTCCAGTTTTCCACTCAGCAATAATCTGATTTTTTTTTCTCGTACTTAATGCCATTATTTCAAAAACTCCCCAACTTTAAACAAAGAAAAAGGACTATTTCCCTCTTCCTCACTCTTAATAATAAATTCTTTCACGAACCAAAAGAGATCTTCTTTTCTCTCTTCACTTAACCCTGCAATAACTTTCAATTCTGCTTTATATTTAACTATCCACAAATTCGGTAAATCCCTAAGTATAAAGCACGGTCTCTGACCTGCTCCAACTGCTTTTAATGATAAAGCAGTCATTAGTGTATCATCACTAAATATTTTAGATACGATATAAAAATCACTTATCGCAATAGCACGAGTTTTGTCTTTTAGATTTATCATTTTGTATTATAGCATTTTTATAATATTCTAACATTGCATTATATAAGTTGATGTTCTTCTTTTTATGAGTTGCGATTGTTTGTCTAGTTAAATTATAAAACTTACCAAGGTTTGTATTGGTTGGTTTCATTTTTTAATCTTTTATATATATTTTCTTCTTCATCTCTTAATGATATTATTTTACCACTGCTTATCTCCATCATGTCAATTTGCAATGCTTTAAAATATACTGTTTGACCTATTTCCATCTGTATACTCTCCCATTTGTTACATCCGAAATCACTACTTGTTTCGATATGCTCATCTTCACATGGGGTGTCATTATAATTATCCCATCCACCAAAAGGAAGCAATAAACATTCTTTATTAACCCAATGCTTACATGAACTACAACAATTTTTATTTTTCTTGTAAAATCTTTCTATTGCTATATCTAACATTTTACAAGGTTTTATTATCCCTTTTTGTATATCTTTAAGTAGGTTAGGATTAATATCTTTTGTGTCCTCTGCGAACTCTAAAAGCTTACTCATAGAGTGCTTCTAAAGTTTTTTCGCAGATTGAATTTAATTCATTTGCTAGTTTTGTATTTCCCTTTGATATTGCCGATGCAACTTCGCTTGTTGTTGTATTGTAGTGATTTGCTAGTGTTGTAATTGCTTCGTTTGCGATTTGTTGTTTAGTGTAGTTCATTTTAAAGTCCTTTAACTCTTTAGATAGTATAATTATAGTTAAATATTTTAACTATGTCAAGGATTTGTTAAAGTATTTTACAATCTCTTAAAATAGTGATGTTTGTTTTTTTATTATTGATTTTTTAAATGTTGTTTCTAGTGGCTTAGTAATTTCTACACTTTTTAAATGCTCCAACATTCGTGTAATGAGATTTTTAGTAGTTGAAATGTCCATAGCATTACCGACAAATTCATAGAGTTTTGTATCGCTAAACCCATCCATGATAAATTTATCTTCAAAATCTCCCTGTATCCTTGCGGCTTCACGAGGAGTTAGTCGTCTGATATTAGATTTAACTTTTGTGTCTATATTTCCTACTTGGTTTAGTTCTTCTTTATATACACATAGTGACCCGCTGGTGTCAAGTGTAAAAGATGTATGTTCCCTATTTTTTATTGAAAACTTTCCAAATCTTTCTAATTTTAAACAATCGTTTTCTTTTAGCCTGCTGTGTTTATATTTTTTGAGCATTTCCATAGATAAAAAATACTTCTCATCAACTTCATCTTCAAGTAAATCAGCAAGAACATATTTAAGTGACTGCCTCTGTGGAAAATGGAACATAGGGGCTATACTTCTAAACCCAACTATAAAAACTCTCTCACGGTTTTGTGGTGTTCCCTGCTCTTTTGCATTCATAATCCCCCACGAGATTGTGTAACCTTTGAGTGAATTAAAATCTTTTAGTATGTTCTTCCAATCTTCGCCATTGTTTGAACTTAATAGCCCTCTAACATTTTCTACTGTAAACATTTTAGGCTGTACTTCGTCTATGCTCTTAATTGCTTGAAACATCAATTGACCTTTCTCTGTGTCTGCTCCACCACGATTACCTGCCATTGAATACTCTTGACACGGAGGACTCAAATGGTAGTAATCTATTTCGCCCTTGTATTTTTCTCCATCAAGTTTACAAATGTCTTCATAAAAGTTTGAAGTAGGCTCCCCATGATTTTTAACATAGCTTTCTCTTTGTGGCTTCATCCATTCACAAGCAAATACTACTTCGTGTTCAATATTTAGATATTTTAATGCCATTTCAACTGAACCAAAACCACCGCTAAATGCTGTAGCAACTTTCATAGCTCTTTCCATGCCAATATCTCATCTTCTTCTATACTCTCATTCTCAAAGTAGTTCATATTCCACTTACCGTTATATAAGTCTGTACATGGATTTGCATACACAAAATGCTTATCGGCTTCGCTCCATATAGCTACACGTCTCCCTTTCTCAGTTATAATTATTATTTGTTTGTTTTTTGGTATCATTTTCTATTCTCCATATATTTTTCTATTACTTCTATCGCTTCCTCAGCACCATAGCAAACTAAAGCATAATAACCTTGCTCCTTAAGCTTCTGTATCCATTTTTCCTGCTCTTGTGATACTTTTGTATGGCTTACAGTTGTTTTGCCGTTTTTGAGCCGTTTCCTTGCCCTTTTTAACTCGATATACAGTCCATGATAATATTTATTTGGAATTGGAATACAAATATCAGGTACACCCTTACTTTTACCCATGCTTTTAGCTTTAGCTTCAACTCGTACAGCCACTGCTCTATTCGTAAAGCTGCTCTGATTTTCATTTGGTATAGCATAGTGCAATATCTTCTTAACTCTAAGATACTGTACTAGCTTCTGTTGTTCTATTGTTTCTGATTGTGGGTTAATCATTTCATCAACTCCATAAACTTATTATCAGCACATTCCATAGCTTCTGATACACTATTATATGACTTCGCATCTATCCTCTCTAAATTTCTATCACAAACAACAAAGGGAACTGATATTAACTTCTCACTATCGTTAATTATTGCACCTATCTTATACTGTCTCTCGTCTATTTTCACTTCTATTATTTTCATTATGCTACCTCTAATTTTTTATTAACAAAAAGTTTTTCAACTACTTCATTGTATTTTTTCATTACAATTTTTAACCTTATTCTCTTCTTAAAAACAATCTAAATAACAATCCGTAATTCCATAAAAAATGAAAGTTTATGTAAGGATTTGAATATCGATGTAATGATTTATACAATGAATATTTTTCGATGCTCCCATCACTTGAATATTCTTTTTTATTCGGATTACATTCTTTCTTCGATTTAAAAAATACTATCCCTATTCCATATCCTAAAATTATTATTGAAAATATTTCAGTTCGTTCTCTCATTGTTTCCTACCTCATTCTTTTTTAAAAAGTTTTTTATCATCTCATCATCTGTAAGCTTCTGCGATGCTTTAGCTTCTCTTTTTGCTTTTGCTTCCATCTCTTCACGATAAGCTCTGTTTTCGTCTCTAGCCTTTGCTATGGCTTCCTTAGAGTGTGTTCTCTTCCGTGGCTTATAAGTCTTCTCAATTTTAGGCATTTTATTATTTGTATCAATTCTAATTTTGAATCCCATAATTTTAAAATCAAATGAATAATAACGTTTTGGATTTTTCGAGTAATATCGGCTACAATTTCGACAATAACTTGATGCCCTTTTTATCTGCACGGCTCTAACACTTGAGCATTCCGGGCAAAAATACCAATATCTAACTTTTGGTGTACTCTTTTTACGACTATAAAAGTTTGTTTCTTTTCTGAATTTTATTAAACATGACATACATCTTGAAGATTTTACGCCACTTCGATCAACTCTCTTTTTATCTCCACAATCTTTACATATTCTTATATGCTTAGTCATTGTTCATAGCTTTTTTAATAATTCTTCTTATGACATAAGCATAACTGCTATCAAGTCTATCTGCTTCTTTTTCCAAGAACTTTTTCATCTCTTCATTAATTCGTAATGCTATCGTGTGTTTCATAGTTTTTCCTTTTGTTTTTGTATTGTAACATTGTTGAGCTTTGTAATACATTAAAAGTATTTTTTTGGTGTATATTATATCTATATAACTATAACACCAATTAATTTTAAGTTCGCCCCTATTTTATGGGGTTTGATGGGGTTTGGTTTAAAGCAACTATTCTGCTTTAAAAAATCACACTATTTTAACCCCATCTAGCGGACATAATCCCACTACTTTTATACTAATATCTGCATAGTCAATACTCTTAGATTTATATTTTATTTTATTATTTTCTTTATCTATCATCTCAATTTTAACAAGCGATAAAACAAGTTTATAAAACATATCAATACTGTATTTTTTACCATTTCTTTTATTAACTTTATTGTATTTAGTTTTTATATCTTGAGCTATTCTGCTTCTCGTATAAACTTTTTTAAAATTAATAAATTCATTCATCTTTGCCATTTTGTAAATAAGTCCACTCTCATAATGTACTGACCATTTATGAAATCTAACTTTATTACTTTCAGGATATTCCCAAAGAGTTCCATCACTCATGGTATGCCGTCCTCTTTTTTCTTCCTCTTCCTCGTCCTCTTGACTTGTTTTCAAATCAATTTTTAAAATCTCTTCTGTGCCTTTATATTCTTTAAAATTATAAAAATCACTATCATAGTTATTTCTAGTTAAATATGCTAAATAACAAGCTATCCCATAATTATCAACTTTTTTATAGTGATTAACTCCAGCACTCGTCTTAATCAAGTTGGAATAGAATTCTCCAAAAACTGCATTAAAATCTATCTCATTTGTCATAAGCTCTTCTGCATAAGATTTCCACCATTCTATGCTTAAAAACTTAGTATATTGTTCCTTCGGTTTTTCGGATACTATCCTAAGAGTGTCTTCTAATCTCACTCTATGCACTGCTTGAATAATATCTTTTGTACTCCATAGAGATGTAGTTTTTGAATATACCATACAAGCTTTGAAGTTTGTATTTTTAATTGATACACCCTCTCTAAGCGCTGATGTTGCATATACATATGGCTCTTGTGTCGTATTTATATCTACATTCTTATGCTTCCTCTTCGTGCTTGTTACACAACAATTAGAATAGTTTTGTTCTATTGCCTTTGCATTTTCAACAAAAATCAAACTACCATCAATTTTAGGAAGTTCTCCGTGATTTGTATAATAAATAATTTCAGGTTTTACAGGTCTATATTTGTATCTCTGCAAATCAGGTCTAAAAAACTTTTCAACTGTCCCGGACATAAACACTGCATCTAAGTTATAGATAACTTTGTGCATTTGAATAGCTATACTAAGCAAAATATGAGCTTCATCAACAATAATTTTTATCTCTTTCGAGTCTATTAATTCCTTGAATTCAGTATTTCGAGTGTAATGCCCATAAAATTTATTATAAGTTACAATACTACCATGAGTGAATGTTTGATTTAATAAGTAATCGGCATCATCGCCGACTAATACATTAGCCTGAATAGTTCTCGGTACTAATATCATGATGTTTGGTTTATTCTCATATTGAAAAGTCTTACCACTTCCAGTTCTAGCCACTGTAACACCAGTTTCTATATCAATTATTTGTGGGTATTGTGTATAATAGTCAATAACTATCTCTTTGCGATTAACTTTCTTTTGCTCTTCATTAACTGGAATTTGTGGCATTACAAACTTGAGTTTATTCTGTATCTCTTCGTGTGTAATGTCGGCTATATCTTGACAATCTTCAACACTAAAATCTATATTTATAGGCTGAGCAAGTGGTAAAAACTCTTTTATATCAAGAAGTGCATGATAGCCTGCTTCGTCTCGGTCTGCCCATATATAGACATCATTCCGACCTTGTAACGGACTCCAATCGGTTTTTTTAACTGTATTTGAACCACCTGCCCAACTTACAACACTATATCCCTCTACTTTAACATTCCCTGCTTTTTCGCCTTCCACTATCAAGATGGGCAAATCTCTAATAAGCTCTTTGTGATAAAGAGCTCTATTAAATGGGACTCCTTTCCATTTCCACATTATTATGCCATTTTTAATGTTTCTTCTGTAAGTGAGAGGTCGTATATCTTTACTGCCATCTGCGTTTAAATATCGCATAATATAAAAATTTTCGTATTTATATTTAGCTATAGGGTAGCCAAGTTCAAAGTGTTTTCCACTCGGCTCGACTTGAGGAAGCGGTAGTACTTCCCACTCGTCATCTTCAGCATATTCATTTTTTACTTTTGTATATTCTGCATTTCGTGCATATTCACTAATTGTACTATTACTAACAAGTGCGTCGTATGCTTCACTATTTTTACAACCAAATAAATAGGCATAAAGTGTTATTAAATTACCACCACTCGCACCATCTGCAAAATCGCTCCATTTTCCATTCTGCAAATTGATAGAAAATGAACCGATTTTTTTGTCTGAACGAGTAGGATTCAATGCCTTGTACTCGTGTCCTGCTCGTTTACCGTCGGGTAACCATGTTTGTAAAATGCTTTCTATCCCAAGAAGTAGCTCTTGAGCCAAACTGTCATAGTTACGCATTATTATAAATTAAATTGATTTTTTTTAACATGAAGGCTCCTACACCAAAAAATTATTTTAAAGAATAGTAGGGTGTAGGAGTTCTACTATTCCTTAAAATAACGATAATATTATAATATTTTTATACTTAATTTCTTCTTTTTAACATACTGCTAGCAATTCCACCAAGCACCCAGCCGTTGCTAGTATAGAATTTAATTGCCTTTTTTACTTCATCTACCGTAAAATTCTCATTTTGTAATGTTTCTATCACTCTTCTAGCCCAAAAATGATGATACTTTTTTCCGTATTTGTCTTTTGCCTTTCTAAGCTCTTTATGCAAATCTTCCCAAGTTTCAACACTATCTGTCTGTACTTCCAATAATTTCTCTTCAAGTTCTGCATCTATTGACTCTAACTCTCTAAAAACTTTTTTATGTTTACAGTGGGGGCATTCAGAATATACAATAATATTACCTTCATCTATCTCTGTTATAGTCTTCGCAGTGCCTTTTTTAATATGCTCCTCGCACTCTTCGCAAAAAGTAAGCTCGTCGATTTTCTCTTCACTCTTTATATCGATATTCCCACATTTATCGCATTTTGATACTGTCTCAACATAGTATATATTCCTTTCGTTTGGAATTGAAGCCGTTTTTTTAATCACTTTCATAGTTCCATCACAGAGCTTACACTTTATGACTTTTTTAGTAGGCTCTTTTGTAAAATCTAGCTTTTGGTATGGATGTACCGTATCATCTATTACATTAGAACAATCAAGTATTAGAGCTACTTTATCAGGATTTTTAGGGTCAAGGCGTGTTATCCTGCCATAGATTTGCACTGCTTTAATAATTGATTTAGTGGGTGTTGCTAAGACTGCACAATAGATGTTGGAAACATCGACGCCAGTCGTTAATGACTCGACACTCACAAGAATATCGACTTTATTATCTTTAAAATCTTTAAAAATAATATCTTTATTTTTTAGCTTTGAATGGTAGGAACTCGCATTATATCCCTCTGCCGTAAGCTCTGCTACAATCAATTCTGCATGTTCGATATTCACTGCATAAAATACAGATTTTAAGCCGTGAGCATGCTTTATATACTTCTGTACTACATCACTAATTATACTGGATTTCGTAACCTCTTCCCCTACATCTTTTTGATTATAGTCCCCTCCAACTGTTTTAAAATGGCTTCTATCTATTGACATTGGAGCAAGCACTTTGACTGGAGATGCAAAACCTAAATCAACTAAATCTTTTAATTGCACGACATCTATAACATCATTCCAACCCTCTAACCGTTCCCCTTTTGATGTAATAGGTGTAGCAGATAAACCTATTATAATCGCATTTGGATATTTTGATAATACTTTGTCCTGCATCGGAGAGTTTGCACCAAAATGAGCTTCATCTAAAATGACTATTTTAATATTATCATGTAATCTGTTTTTAGATGTTTGTATAGTTTCAACTGCTACATTATTACAATCACTAAGTGTTTCAATCATTTGTTTAATGAGTATAGTTCGGTGAGCTAACATCAAACTATTATTATTCTTTGCTTCTGCCATCTTTACAATCTCTCTTATAATGAGTGATTTTCCTGCACCAGTCGCAAGTGACAATAACACTTTTTTATTCCCTGCTTTTAAAGAGCTTCGTAGTTGAACTATTGCATCTTTTTGATATTCTCTGAGTTTCTTCATCTCTTTAATACTTTTTTCAATCGCTCCTCAACCGCACGTCTGACAAATTTAGACGGCGTTGTTTCTTCCTTAATTGCCACTAACTCTAAATCCCTTTTAACTTTTGGTTCTAATATAACTGTAAACCTTATACCTCTCGCCATTTTTTTTCCTTTATTATTTTATTATTTTATTATTTTATTTTACCTTTATTATTATAAGAAGTAGCTTAAATGATTATAATAAATATTATAATATTTTAAGCTACATTTTATAATTATTATATTATAATTTGACTATCAAAACAACAAAAGGAATAAAAGATGGAAAACGAAATAAAACAGAAATTAGCAAACAATGAAGACTTAAACAAAGAGGAAATATCTTTTTTGTTAAAAAATGCTAAAAGAGAAGATGACTTTTTAACAATATTGTCTACTTTTGTTTTGGTTGAAGAATAAAATTGTTAAACCCCTCATAGAGCCACTTACGAGTGGCTTTGTTGAGCAGTTTAACTGCTTGAGTAACAAAACAAAGAGAGAATTTCACAAAGTGCTAAAATCGGTGGCTTGAATTACTCCGACCTCTTTTGTTTTTTAGATTAAAGTTTAGAGGAATTGAAACGTACAAGAATTATATAATAAAGCAGAATGACAGTAAAGCAAACTTCCCTATTACTGATGGAAGACAAGATTTTTTTGATGTTTCACAAACATACAAATATAACCCACTCGGTTATGCAGAGGAAAATTGTAATGTGTGTGGCATTAGATTGAGTCATAGAAATGCGATGCCATACTGTAATAATCCAGATTGTAAAGGTTAAACAATGTACAAGAATTATGTAACAAGAGAGAAGTATGAGGGGAAATGGGTAAACACCTATTTCTCAACGATGAAAGAAGCGAAAACGTTAATGAGAAAGATAATGCGAAATGGTGGCATTGCCATATGCCTAAGAGCAGCTTATTAAAAAAAAGGAAAAGATTATGACAGAGATAATAGATGAAGAGTTTAAGGCTCCAGTCCTACAGGATATTAAATATCCATTAACGATTGAAGCCTTAGAGCAGTTAGTAAAGAAATATGAAAATATTCCAGATATAGATTTGGATGCCCCTGATGAGATTGTCGCTGAACAATTTAAATTCGTCATTACTGGGCATAAAGCGATGGTGAGAGAGAGAAACAGAATAGAGAAAACTCGTAAAATCATAAAAGAACCCGCTTTTACTTTTGGAAAAAGTGTTGATGCTTATGCAAAAAAGCTTCAAGCGATTATAAAAGATACAGAAACTAATCTTAAATATCAAAGAGATAAAGTTGAACAAAATGAGTCTCGAAAACAACGAGAGGCAGAACAAGCAGAAGAGTTGAGAGTCGAGAATATAAAGAAATTAATTGCAGACATTAAAAGTCTTGCAGGTGTTCATTATAATAGCAACTCTGAGCAACTCTCAAAGGCACTAGAGTCTTTAACTGTTCCAAATGAGGAAATTTATGAAGAGTTTTTAAATGAAGCTAGAGAGGCACAAAAGGTATCTATAATACAACTAGAAGAGATGCGAAAAAGTAAGATATTGGCAGAAAGTGCAGAAAAGCTAGAAGCTGAACGAGCTGAAAAAGCTAAACAACTGGAAGCTGAGAGAGATGCTAAATTTGCTAAAGAGCGCGAAGAGTTTGAAGAACAGCAACGAGCTTTTAAAAAACAACAAGATGAGTTTATAGCACAGCAACGAGAACAACAAGAGATAATCGATAGACAAAAAGCTGAGCATGAAGCCGATGAACTTCAAGCAAAACAAGAAGCAGAAAGAGAAGAAAGAGAGAAACAAAATAGAGAAAAAATGATTGAAAAAAGAAAAGAAACTTTTAATGCTCTTGATTATCAATTAAATTCTGAAAATGTTGATATTGAAACTCTTATTGATTTAATACAAGATGAGCAAATACCGAATATAAAATGGAGCAACTGAAATGAATGAACAATTAATTAAGCTATCTTCTCCTCTGGAAGTAGATGAAATTCAATTTAGAATAAAAACCGTGAAAGAAAATAAAGGTTTTAGTTTACTTGCATATAAAACTGCTAGAGTTGATACAGAACGGCTCAATACAAATTTTGGTATGAATTGGAAAAACAACCACTTTTATGACAATAAAGGAAATTTATGTTGTGAAATTTCTATCTTTAACAGTGATATTGGTGAATGGATAGGTCGGAGCGATGTAGGAAAAGAGAGTATGACTGAAAAGGAAAAGGGGTCATATAGCGACTCTTTCAAACGTGCAGGGTTCAGATGGGGAATTGGTGCAGATTTGTATAACTTTCCGTTTATTTGGATTAATTGGAGCAACTGGAACAATTTTAAAGGAAAGGTAAAACCAAATTTTAATATTAAAGATTTAAAAGTAGAAAAATATATATATTCCGACAATGAAGTTAAAGAATTAGTTTTGTCATATAAAGGAAGTGATATTTTTGCTTTAGATAAAGTTGTACAAATTAGACTTTTAAATAGCTCGCAGATTTCCAATATTTCAAATCTTATTGCGAAACATAGATTAATGCTATCAGATTTAAGCAGTAATTTCGGAGTAAAAAGACTCTCTGATATACATGCAATAAATTATGAACTTGCTTTGCAGTGGATAGAGGAAAACAAATGATAATGATACTATTTATGATATGTATTGTGGTAGTTTCTATATATATTTTGTGGATGAGAGAGTATAAAAATAGCGATTACATAGAAGATAAAAACGATATATTCAATGATTTCTATACACTTTTAAAAAGGAGATAAAAATGGAAACTCATGGTGAATGTTGGTATGCACGAAAATGCAAAATAGAAAAATCTCAATCACTAGCAATAGATGAGTTTGAAGATAGAAGAGCATTACCAAAGCGAATGAGTCGCAAGGATGCAGGAAAATACTACAATAAAAAACTTTTTGGCTATTGGAGTAAAGGAAGTGATAAAAAAATAGTTTTGACAGAGTCGCAAATAGTTAGCATGCTAATGTTTTGTAATATAGATATATATAAAAATTTAAGGAAATAAAAATGAAACAAATAAGTGTAGCAAATGGAAATTATATCGGGCAGGATGGAACTCAGAAGACAAAATGGGTAAAAGTTGGTGTTATTGGAACAAGTCAAAATGGGAAAGAGTATGTTTTGTTAGACCCGACGATAAATCTTGCAGGATTTAAACGAGAAGAGGGGAAAGACATGATTATGTGTACTGTTTATGATGGCTCTCAACAACAATCAAACAACACTCAAACAAATCAAGCCCCACAACAAGGGCAACAACAAGGATATAATCCTCAACAACAAGGGCAACAACAACAGCAAGCTTATCAAGCACCACAACCAACCTATCAAGACGCACAAGGTAATTCTCAAACACAGCAACAGTCACAACAGGCTTACCAACAAAATCAACAACAGGGTTATGCCTAGCACGCAACAGATAGATATTAGTGAAGATGAAATTCCGTTTTAGGAGAAAAAATGAACGATGAAAAAATAGAAATATTAGCATTTACTACTCTGCTTGCGTTTGCAGTAGTTTATATTTTAATAGAGGTTGTGAAATGAGAAAAATAAAATCTAAAGCATGGGATAAAAAGTTAAAAAAATTTGTGACTGATTATTGGATTGATGGCGAAAATAACATTTATTACCCGAATAGTGATTTGCCTTTTGCCCCAGAGGATTCAACAGACACAAGAGCTGTCTCAGATTTAGCACCATTAATGCAATACACTGGATTAAAAGACAAAAAAGGTGTTGAAATTTACGAAGGGTATATTGTAAAATTTAATATTGATTTTGAGTATGGTGGTACTGAATTTATAGCAGAAGTGATATTTAATGAGCAAGGGTTTAAATATAAAAGTTCTGATGGTATTGATTTTATTAGAGGTTTTGACAATGTAACAGTCATAGGCAATATTTACGAAAATAAGGAGCTACTAGATGTTTAAAATATTAACAAAAGGATGTGAACCAACTAGAAACAAAAGATTTAGTGCAGGGATAGACCTCTATTCCTCTAAAGATATTGTTATAGGTGCAGGCGAGACTGCTGTTATAGGTCTTGGCGTATGTATTGATACAGACGAATTAAATTATACTGTTGATAATTATTTTTTAAGTCAAAGAAAAGATGTGTTTAAACATAGAGAAAAGTTTTTAAAATCTCATTACTTAGAACTCCACCCACAAAATAGTCTAATGGCTAAAGGGCTTATCTCTAACACTGGCATAATTGATTTAGATTATGAAGATGAGATTAAGATTATTATTCATAATTCACTAAAATTAAAATGGTGGAATGAAAAAAATGAAGATTATTTGTTTCCTAAAGTTCACAGTGACACGATATATAAAATAAAAAAAGGCGATAAAGTAGCTCAAGTACTCCTAAAAGAGCATAAAGGCTATTTGTTTGAAGTAGAGAGTGATGGATAAAAATCTAACAAGAATACAAATAGCAATAATTGTATCTCACTCTATGAGAAGAATGCTAAAGCACTTTGAACCTCACGAGCAAACTAAGCTATTTAGCAAAGTTTCTCGAAAAATATTCAAGTTTCTCATCCGAAAACAAAAAGAGTCTGCTAGAGATTTTGTTATTGCTACAGAGTATGAGAGAATATTGTATCTAAATGCTACAGAAAAATATGATAAAGAAACTCCTATCTTTGGAATGTTTTTTGTGAGTGAATTGTATGAGTATTTTGATGAAATAATATATAAATATGTAAATATCTCGAGTACAGAAATTGAGAAACTTGGAGTAAAATATAATGGTGGTGGTGTTGATTCTGAAACATCTTATCTAATAGAAAAAAACGGAACTGATTTACTATCTACTTATATAAAACTATTTGAAAAAGATAGTGGTGTATGTTTAAAAAAGAGCTGGAGATTATAATCTCTGCTCTTTATGCTTCCATCAAGATATTATAATTTTCAGTACATCTTGCACCAACTTGCTCACACCATTTAGAGTCGGTGGCTTCTTTCGCTGCTAATTTATAATCTTGTATTCTTATAGCACCAATCATTCTTTTAAACTTAGAAAAACGAGTATATCCTAAATTAAACATCATATCAATCAATACAGATTTAACACTTTCTTGAATTTCTTCCCATTCTTCAAAAATATCTTTCAGTTCATTTACTGCTATCGCTATATCTTCTTCTAGCATCAATTCAGCTACTGCAACAGATATTCCGTTAGCTTCAAGATTATGCCCCACACCGACTGTGAGAATACCTACACTATCTTTATACGGTCTAAGTCTTATACCCTCATGTTTTTTTATTAATTCTTTTGTTGTTGTCATTATTTACTCCTGTTTATTAAATGATTTTCTTGATTAGTAAGAATTGCTTGTTGTATACTCTTTGTATGTTGCAGTTCGTTACCATATTTCCATGTACCATATACTATAGTACCTATGCCTATGATTATAACAGAAATTATAGTGCTTGCGATTTTCATCCACCAAACTTTCCACTTTTCTGCTTCCATCTCTGTTTTTCTCTCTTTTTCTTCTCTAAAAACTCTATGTTGCTCTTGATTACCGATTAAACTCTCAACACTTGATGCTAGACTATCTATAGCACGAGAAGTGTTTATATGATGTTGTGTTTCATCTTCCATATGTGCCATGAGTGCCTCATCTAATTTGTCGATTTTTTCTTTCATAGACTCGGTACTCTGAAGATTAATTCTGTGTTCAATTTCAATATTATTAACTGTTTTTTGTACATTTTTAATCTCAATATCTAAGTCATTAAACTTAATTCCATTATGTTTACTTTTATGATACATAGGACACTCACTAAATTTAACTTTTCCAAACATTACTATCCTTTATAAGCTTTCACTGATTTTTCAACACTTCTACCGACAACATAACCACCTAAGCCGAGCTTTATTAAGTCCCATAAATCAGCAGGAATTTCAAGTGCTACGGCTTTTCCACCATAGAGCGTAATATACGGATAAAATATGTAATTATTAGCAACAATAAACACAAAAGTAAGCATTGTTATAGGTCGCCAATTTTGAGCTAACCATGAGCCACTGTTAGCCTCTGCTTGAATAATCTTACTTTGAGACTCAATTACAGTCTTAGAATAATCATTCATTTGTTTACTCATCTCTAATTTATAAGCTTGTAATCCTGCCTCTAGTTTTGCTTTCTGCTCTGGACTTAAATCGGGTGGAAAATATGACTTTATCATATTTGTCCCTGCATCAACTACCTTACCTATTAAATCACCGATTATTGGTATCATAACTCACCTTTGATATTTTCTTGATTATCTATAGAATCTAAACAATGCCTATGCTGTAATTTTCGCAACACTTTGCAGATAGTCATCTCTAACCAATTAGTGTTACCTTTGCGAACTTTACGACCTATTACACCACTAATCGTTTCATCAGATGTGTAATTACCGAAGTATAATAAAACTTGCACGAATTGGTCAAAACCTATTATAATATTTTTTAATCTTCTTTTTATTTCTTGCATTTTAAATTCCTTTTTTAAACTTAGGCAGATACTTAATCTCTCTCGCGCTAGCAAAACAATAGTATTTCTTAGTCAAGTTTTTTAATGGTGTAACCCAATCCATTGCTTCAATACCTACATCATTTAAACCATCGTTGTTCAAGTCACGAATATTAGTAAATCCTTTAGATCTTAGTAATTGTCTAAGCATTTGTTGCTCAGATAAACCACCCTGTAATCTCTCATCAAATCCCCAATGAACGACTCTGTAATCTGCTCCGAGTATTCCACTGGCAGGAACAAATAATGAACCTAATTGTATACTTAAATCACTTAAACTCATATATCCTGCTAATGTATTATCTATTGTGTTATAAATACCCATTTTTGACAATGGGATAGGTACAGTTAAAGCACTTTTATGTAATATAATATAACTATATCCGTCTGTGACCGTCTCTTCAAGTAGAGAACTCTTTATATATTGTTTGCTCGTTGGTATCATAATAATAATCCTTTTTGTACTGCTTTGTTGTATAAGTTTAAAGCATTTTGTGGTTTTGTGTGGACTTTGAATAGTCTTAACCCACCAGTATCTAAACTTTCAGTTAAGTTTTGACTATATTTCCCAAGTTCTAGTGACTTTGTACTTGTGTAATCTATAGCTGGAGCAGTAGAAGCATTTACAATATCTCCATCAAAAATAATACTTGCTATACCATTTGTAACAGATAACACCATGTGTGTATACTTATTAAGATTATAATTTACTTTTACTAAAAAATAATATCTAACTGCAAAGTTATTTGTGTTCCCTTTTGAAATTTCAATAGTCCCTTCTCCACTATCTGCACCAAAACTCATATACTTATTGTAGTAATTCTGAGGTCTATCAGGTCTAACCACTATCATCTCTAAAGTATGGTCGTATGGATGTAATGGAGGAACCCACCCAGTGTCTACATACCCAACACCATCGCATTCAAGTGTATTAAAACTACTAGCATAAGGAACTCCAAGTGCATCTCGTTTCCATGAGCTTGTCTGTAAACCATAATGTAAGTTTTTAGCATTATCTCTCATTGCTTGAGTGAAGTTTGTTATTTGATATACTGCCATGGTTACTAAGTCTGTAACACTATTACTAAGTTCGCACATAGGTAAATACGAAACTATATTATTAATTTCTGCTTGATTTAGATAGAATGATTTAAGTATATTGTTTTCTCTGTATAGAAACTTTTCAGGATTTTGCAGTAAGTAATCTTTTTGAGCTTGAGTAAAAATGCCATTATAAAAAATAATCGTTTGAATAATTCCAATGTTAAAAGTATAATTCCCTGCTAAATGTCCTGCTTCATCATAATTAGATATTCCATCTTTAAAAGTGTAAAGTGTAGCAAAACTTACA